TTAGTGATGTCTGTTCCAAGTGTTTTCATTTGATCCTCGCTACTTTGGCACGTTTCAAAGTCTGCTCATACAGCTCTTTAGCGCCATCATCTAATGCGCGCAATGGAAGGTTTTGGAAATAGCGCCACTTGTCGCGGTACTCTTGTTGCTCAGACGGCGGAATCCAGCCGTATTGAGTGCGCCAACGTGTAGTGATATCAGTTCCAGCAGCAGTCCAAATGTATGGTGTTTTCATTTTGATTTTTCCTCTAGGTTAATCAGTTAATTAAGCAGCTATTTCTTGTTTCAATTCATCCCGTTCTCTAGCCGCGCGGAGAATGGTGTACCGCTGGTGTAGGCGCTGTACGATAGACCAACGCTTTTCACCTTTTCGTTCTGCTTCAAGCAATTCAAGTACATTTTCTTCGCTCAAAGTAGACAGAATATCTGTCAAAGTTCTCCAGCTATAAGACTTTACTGGCGCTTTCTTTTTAAACAATTTCATTTTTAACCTTTCAAAGTTTTGTTACTGTAACAGATTTATTTGTAATGTAAAACAATTATTTTAAAGTTGCCTCAAAACTAACGCCGCAAAAAGGGCAAAGATTGAAAGCCATACCCTGTTTTCTATGTTTGCCAGATTTAGCGCCAGCTACAACACGCGAAGTTTTACCTGTTTCAGAACTGGTATACCTCCAAAAACAAAGCCCTTTTTCCCTTCCAGTAGGATTTTCATACTCCGTAACTTCGTCTAAAGTAGTGCAGGGATCTATTATTTTTCCTGTAACAACGCATTCAGGTTTGCGTGGGGTAAATTTCTCGTCTTTCATTTCAGCTCCTCTAAGGCAATCTCAGAAATAGCCCGTTTATCCGCTAGGGACGCCCAGACTTTCTCATCAATCGTTTTGTTGGTTAATAGGATGTAGCACCAGACTTCATGCTTTTGGCCACTGCGATGCAGGCGGCCTACCGTTTGCTCATATAGCTCTAGGCTCCAAGGCAAAGATACAAACACAATCTTACTGCCACCATACTGTAAATTTAGCCCATGCCCAGCGGACTTAGGGTGGATCAATAGCAGCTCGATCTTGCCCTCATTCCAACGCTCAATGGCGTTAGGCGCGTCAATTGTTTTAGCCTTGGGATATCGGCGCCGTAACTCATCTAATTCTTCTTCATAGTTATAGACAATAAGGGTATTGGCGCGTTGATTTTCTGCTAGCAAATCGTCTAACATTTCAAACTTATGGCTTGAAAACCATATTGGCTTTCGATTTACAATAAACTTGCCTGGCGCAGTAGGATCTGGTTTACGATCAGAGATGTAAATAAAGCCTGACCCCATCTGCTGTAGCTTTTGAGTAACCACGGCGGCGTTGGCCGCGATAGCCTTGGCATCTGGAAATTGATAAACAAAATCTTTCTTCATCTTCTCGTATGGCTCGCGGTCTGGCAAATCGCAACGCATCTCTACGGTATGCAATGGTGGCAGTTTGTCCTTGTACTCTGAAGATTCTAATAAAAATGTAGCTGGCTTAATCCGTTGCATGACCGCTTCTAATGAGCCAACTCTAGGCTCCCATTGGCCAAAGTCACGGTTGACGCATACAAAGTATTGCTGCTGGAACGCGCCTTTGCTGCGCCCTAATAACGATTGATCCACAATCTTGCATTGGCCAAAGACATCCTCTAAGCCATTGCTGGTAAATGATCCAGTCAAGCCCCAGCGTATCTTCATTGGCTCAATAACTTTCAATAGGGCTTTAAACCTTGCACCGGATGGATTCTTGAGGCGGGTCAGCTCATCAAACACTACGCCATCAAAGTCAAGATACTGTTCTGTTAGCCATTGCAGATTGTCGTAATTGATTACCATGACCTGCGTTTTAGCTTTGAGCGCTGCCATGCGCTGCTTAGGTGTACCGATACAAATACTTAAGGTTAACCCTGTAGCCCACTTAGGCTGCTCTACTGGCCATACGTCAGTGCAAACGCGCTTGGGGGCTAGTACTAGCCAGCGCTTAACGTGGCCAGCATCTAGCATTTCTTTCATGGCAGTCAATGTAATCGCTGTTTTGCCCGCGCCCACTGAAGCCAATACCATAGCTCTATCGCGTTCAAAGATAAAATCGGCAGCCTTCTCTTGATAATCTCTTAATTTAAGCATGGCGCGCAAATTCCTTATGGTATTTATCCCGCAATTCAATTGCAACTAACTCTGCTAATTCTTTATCCGCGAAACGCTTTCTATATCGTTTAGCGCCAGCTTTAATAGATATTTCCCATTTTTTACGCACATCATCCCAGTGAACACCTTTTATGCCTGATGTATTGCGAATGCTAAGACGCATATTAAAAGAATTTTGACTTGAGGTAACAAGTCGTAAATTAGCAATGCGGTTATCGTTTCTATTTCCGTTTATGTGGTCAATTTCATTCATTGGCCACTCCTTATGATAGAGCGCCCATGCAATATGATGGTGGTACATAAGGCACCCCCCGACTTGAACTACAGAATACCCTTGGGTATTTACACACCCTGCTTTAGATCCTACGCTTGCGCGATTAGATCGAGTGCGAAGCCAAATTAAATTGCCGGTATTAGCGTCATAAGATAAGTAATGCTTTATAAATTCTATTTTTTCTTTAATGTTGATGCCCATGTATCTATCTCCGCAATTGTGCTAAATAATTTATATTTTTGATTGAGATTTTTCATGTCCTCCGCAAATATGTATTGCAATGCAGATCGTTTACCGCCAAATCTTTTAAGCTCTACAAAATAAACATCGCCGTTTGGAAAACAAGCTATTCGATCCGATACCCCCCGATTTTGTGGGGAAGTAAATTTCCATGTTTTACCATGGTTTAATTCAACAACCCATCTAAAATAATTTTCTATCTCTTTTTCGTTCATGTAAAAAATAATATCATAAAATCTGTTGCGTAACGCAATTCTTGTGTTACACTGGACGTTCAAAAGGTAAAGTAATCTAAATTAAGGATCAAGATGGCAAAGCATTCAGCAATCGTCGGCGGCTCTACCGCCTCTAGGGTAATCAAATGCCCTGCATCTGTAGCGCTATGCGCCAAGATGCCCCCAAAGCCAAGCAGCAAGTACGCTGATGAAGGCACACTTCTACACAATGCAATCGCTGAAATTCTTGAAAAAGACATGGATGCGCATGACATCATTGGCTTCAAGTACAAAGAGCTGGTTGTTACTGAAGAATTGTTAGAAAACAAAATTATTCCCGCGTTGCAATGTTTGGATGATATTGATCCTGATTGCGAAATGCGTATTTCTGTTGAATCTGAAGTGGACTTTGGTGATTATTTGCCGGGCGTATTCGGATCGGCTGACGTTATCGGTAAATTAAAGCGTTCAGCCAAAGTCATTGACTGGAAGTTTGGTTCAGGCGTCATTGTTGAAGCTGAAGAAAACCATCAGGGGATGTTCTACGCCGCAGCCGCCATGCGTACTGCTAAAACAAAATGGGCGTTTGAGGATGTGGATGAGGTAGAGATTATTATTGTCCAGCCACCAGAGATGCGCCGCTGGGTTACTACACCGCAGCGTATTGCTGAGTTTGAAATGCAGCTATCTTTAGCGGTCAAAGAAGCCAGCCGTAAAGACGCTACGATTAAATCTGGTAGCCATTGCCGCTGGTGCGCAGCCAAGCCTACTTGCCCGCTAATGACTGGCGCTGTTGATCGCGCTACTCAGTTGGCACTTAAAGATTTAAACCCTGAAATGATTGCTATCTATCTTAAAAAAGCCGATGTGCTAGAGCAGTGGGTTGCTGACCTACGTTCGCTGGCTCATCAAATGGTTGAGTCTGATGTACGCGTACCGGGCTTCAAATTGGTAGCCAAGCGCGCTATGCGTCAATGGATAGATGAACAACAAGCCGAAAATGTTTTGATGGATTTAACAGGCAACCACAATGAATTGTTTACTACAAAATTAATTTCTCCAGCTCAAGCTGAAAAGCTATTGAAGAAGGAGAAGAAAGAATTGCCAAAGGAGATAGTCGTTGCTATTTCTTCTGGTAGTACGTTGGTTGAGGACTCTGATCCAAGGCCAGCGGTGTTACAAATCGGGCGGCAACTTAGCGCTGCCCTCTCTAAACTAAACTAAAGTAAGGAAATATCATGTCTAATTTGACAACATTCAAAGCAGCAGGTTTACCAGCAGTAAAAGACTTGGCCGGTGCGCTCAAGGCTAATCTACCTAAAATAGCCGAGTCTGGCAGCGTCATCATTAAGATGGACAAAACTGGTCATTGGGTATTTGGTGCAGATCAAACTGAAGTAGAAGATAAATCTGAGTGGGCAGTTAACCCATTCTCATTCGTACATGGCTTTATCGCTTGGGGCGATGGCGATGTATTGGGCGAGAAGATGGTTGGCATTTCACAGCCTTTGCCTGAGTTGGAGCCAGCTCCAGTCGGTGCTAAACGTGGTTGGGAAACCCAAGTTGGTTTGTCTATCAAGTGCGTATCTGGCGAAGATGAAGGTATGGAAGCTCGCTTCACTACTACATCTGTAGGCGGTAAACGTGCAGTTCAAACTTTGGGCGCGTTAATCGCAGCTCAGATCGAGAAAGATCCTACTAAGCCTGTAGCGATCATTCGCTTGGATAAAGAGCATTATTCGCACAAGTCTTATGGCCGTATCTATACACCGATCTTTGAAGTGATCGACTGGATGGATATGAATGCTGAAGAAGGTGACGCGCCTCAGTTAGAAGGCGATGAGCCAGATTTAGTCGAAGCAGTGGAAGAAGCTCCAGCAGCTCCAGCCCGCCGCCGCCGCGCAGCAGTTTAATAACATAGGAGGTTGTATGGATTTAAAAACTATGAGCGATAGAATTGCAAAATATAAGGATGAATGCCCTCTCCCAGAAGGAGTTAAATACACTAGAGTTATAGACGGTGTTTTTGAAAAGTATTTTGCTGTTCTAGAAGATATTAAGAAAATAGAAACGCTTTTAAATGGCTTAGATCCAGCTATATTGGCTATGCCTTTAAACGACTACAAAAACTTAATGTAGCGAATAGGGGCTAGGCTGACACTATTCAGCTCAAGTACTCGCAGACGAACGACTAAAAAGACTGTCTAGCCCCACCTAATTTAATCCTAGAGGAAAATAAAATAAAATGAAATACTTATGTAAAACAAAAGAAGATGATTGCTACGGTGCAGGTAAAACTATAGAAGAAGCACTTGATGATTTTCAGGGTGATAGCCGTGATTTAGTCACAGAACTTGAATGGTACGAACTTAAGCCGATTAAAGTAAAGTTAGTTATAGACAATAGCCCTGTAGTTAAAAAGACAGCAACTAAAAAAGGAACTACAAAATGACAACTCATCAAGATATCGCTATTTCACCAGACGCGCGTAGAGCTATTGCACTTGTGCAAATGGAGATGGTTAAAAAAGCGAACTTAGATATCAGGATCATTTTCCCCGCATTGGGTATGAAGTTGCCTAAGATGCGTACATCTAAGAACGCACACTTTACCCGCAAGGGCGCTGGCCGCTATCACCCGAATGTGAAAGAGATTGCAGCTCGCGCTACCCGCGAAATGTTGGCAAAAGCAAAAGAAAAAGAAGCCGTAGCAGCTTAACGATTACGGGGCGAAACTGGAAAGCGGATTGGGTATACCCACAATCATAAATAGCTTGGAGTACGGAAGTAGCCCCACCTAATTTACTAGAGGAAATTATGAGTTATATAGAAAAAGAATGGTTAACTTCAGCCGGTTTGCGCGCTAAAGTTGTAGTGATGCCAATGGGTCATCGTTGCGGATATGTCGGCGTTAATGCCGAAACATTTAAGGGTAAAGGTTACGACGATCTTGATGTAGAAGTGCATGGAGGGCTAACATACGCCCGCACTGAAATGGATGGCTTGCGCTGGTATGGTTTTGATTGTGCGCACCTTGGGGATGCTAGAGATATCAAATTAATGGATGAAAAACATAAGGCTTGTTACGATGAAATTGAGCATGAATTTTGGTTTGACGAGGGTGTAGTCCGTAGTTTGGATTACTGCATTACCGAATGTGAGAACTTAGCTATCCAGCTAAGGCAATTGGAGGATGCAGAGTGAAAATTATCAGCTTTTTACTTATTTTGCTTTTTGGTTTTCTATTTTTATACGCAGCAGGGAGCTTTTATTTTATTTCTTTTGACATTGCTCAATGGTCAGAGGCAGGG